CTAAACAGTTTTTAGTTCCAGACTTTGCTGTTTTTGGCTTCAAAGGGTAAATTCTGTTTGGTTTATTTACTCCTTGCCTTACCTCTAAAATAAGGCCTGCTTGATGCAATTCTTTTTTTAACTTAATAATATAAGGTTCACTTCTGTTTAAATACTTTTGGGCTGATTCGTTTGAAAAGTAACAATATAAATTTCCGTTTTCGTCTTCCCATTCTTCTTTATTTTTTTCTGATAGAAGCATTCTGTCTTTTACCATCGTATACAATACTTTTGCTTCAGCAGAAACTTCTTTATAAATAGGATTTTCAAAAAGCTCTTTCGGCAACTGATAGAATCTCGTTGTAGTTCTGTCTGCCATAGTGTACTTCTCCATTAACTCTCCTTTCTGTGCTTCAACATCCCCTGCAACCAGAGAATTTCGTGCTTGTTCTTTCTGATGACCGCTTCTAAATCCGATTTCTCACGCTCTAACTGCTCGATTCTGTCCAACAGTTCAGCTTCCCTAGTCTTCGGATTGTACGGCTTGCGCTCGAATATCACCATGGAATGGCACCTCGATTCCTTCTGTACTAAAGTTTTTCTTGTGCTGGTAATAAGCATACTCTGCTTGCTGTCTTGCGATCTGCTCTGCTCTATACTCAGCTTCACGCATGAGCAATTCTCTATTCTGAGCTTCTAGCGCTCTGTTGCGTTTCTCAATGCGTCTGCGTTCGATTTCTTCTTTGATTGAGCTAATCAACATTATTAGAGCTAGTGACGCAAGCCATAGCGCAGCTCCTGCGATTTGGCTTAAGATTGGTGGTTCAGTCATTTGTCTCCTCCAGTTTTTCTAGCTTCTCTACAAATTCAACGTAGGCTTCATAATGTTTACCAGAGATCTCGCTGTCTTGATATGCTTTGTTTATCAGCTCTTGACCCGTTCCGTAGAAGCATCCAACACGCCACATTTTGTTTGATTTTGTATAAGTAAAATATCTTCCGCTTGACCAATGGTTTTTAAAAACGATGTAGTCAGCGTTACCATAGACCCTTGCGTTACCATAGACCTCAGCGTTACCATAGACCCAAGCGTTACCATAGACCCAAGCGTCACCATAGACACTGAGGTTATCTTCTTTCTCAATATAACCGCCCAATTCCCCTTCTTCAACATTTCCAAAACTGATTAGGGCTTTGATTCTAAATAGTTTGATTCCAAAAATGGTAATCGTGTCATCTAGCAATAATTCAAATTTCTTATTCATCTTGTTTCTCCTTTGGTTCGTATTGCATTTTCTTTTCCCTCGTGTTATACTTCAGGTAAGTTGTTTTTAGAAGCCTAGTCGCTTCGCCAGTGCCTTGTCTGATTCCATTTCAGCAAGGCTTATTTTTTTGGATCGATAGCGGTTTAGTTGCTTCCATTTCCAAAATTTGCGGAAGCCCTCATAATCTATAAACACTAGCTTATGCGTTGGATTAAACACATATTGTTCAAACTCTGGATTCTCTCGCATTTCCTTTGCAAATTGTTTCGCTGTATGAACGGTTAGACCTTCCCACCGTTGACATAAGTGTTTGTAATCTCCGTGAGTTGCTACCTCATCTTCGTTAGCTGTCCTGTAGACAATCTCCTTTATTTTTGCTTGTGGCATTTCTATCTACCTTTCTTCAAAGATTACCCAGCTTTCTTGGATTGAAAGCTTTTTTGTCACCTCAAGCTTCAAGTCATCACTTCCTCGCCCTTCTTTTAGTAAGAGCGTGATGGTCGCTGGTGAAACTCCGACGACGGTTGCAAGATCCGATCTATTCCAACCCTTTTCTTCCATTCGTTGCTTGACTAGATCAATCCATTTCTTATGTTGTTGACTCATATTCCCTCCTTAATTAAATAGTGACACTTGCTGATTTGCGTTGAAAATTTCATTTTGCAATTCAGTGCTGATAGACCAGCGACGAATGAATGACACCGCATCGTGGAAGTTCTTAGCAGGAATTTCACGACGTCGGACGCCAAAGCGCTTCCTGATTGCGTGATTAATGTCCGAATATGCTTTTCCTCTGATATGGTTGTCACGATATGCGGGAGCTTTCTTTCCTTGCAAGAAACCAACGATTTTCTTATTTACTTCTTCCGTCAGCATATTTTCCTGAACCGCATTGACTCGCATAGTGTCCTCTAAGTTAGCAATGCGATACTCATGATTTTCAATATTATCTAGCATTTTTCGCATTACGTTGATTTCTGATAGCGACTGTTCGTTGCTTGCGCTTTTTCCAATGATTTCGTTTGTCATACGATTTCTCCTTCTAATATTTCTGTTTCTTTGAGCATGCTTCCCATATCATAGGCAAGTCTGCTGATTGCTTTTTGTAACTGTTCGAATTCATTTCTGACTTTGCTGTCAGAGTGTAATATCCGTTGCTCGTCCACATAGACCAGACCGCCCATGTTTACGACCATTTCATTCCCTTTGCGAATGAATGATAATAGACTCTTGTAGCTTCCGATTTTGGCTTGAGCTTCGTTGAGCTGTCCTTGCGACTGCTTGATAGCTTCTGTCAGCTCGTCATACTTAGCGGACTTTTCATCAACTGCCTTGCGTTCTTCGATAAGCTTATTGTATTGCTCCTCGATAAATGCCGCTCGGTTGTGTAAGTCGTCGTATTCACGCTTGAGCTTACTATTCTTTTCTAGCAACGTAGCATTTAGCGACTTAGTGGCATCATAGTCAGCAGGCGTCACTTCTTTCACAACTTCCTTTTCAATCATCTTTGTCGTCTTTGTTTCAAGACTTTTCAATGATTGCTCTGCCAATCGCTCGTTCTTCTCTCGCAAGCTTTCATTTGCGCTTCGTGCAAGCTTGAGTTGGCGCTTGACCTCTTGCAGTTCTCTAACTGTTGGATTGTCGCCTTGCTCAATCCGTTCAATTTGTTCTTGCTTATTTTCCTCTGGTAAGGTTGCGATGAGGTGTAACGCTGTAGTTCCTAAATGTCGTAACGTTTCGACATTTGGTAATTCATTAGCAATCTTCATTGACTTGTAAGCGAAGTCTTTATCAAGTCCAAGTTTTTCATGCCAAGCTCGGAACTCTCCGTGAACTAAGTCATGCTCCTTAACGTGATTAAGACGTCTACCAATTTCCCAAATCGACTGACCAGCAAGTTGCTTGTGATGATTGATTTCAAGCTCAATCTGCGCTAAATTGTCAGATAAGGCCATTTCTTGCATTTGTTTTCTCCCTTCTCTTTTTAAGAAGTTAAAGAAATAGTAAATTATTTTATAAAAACGCTTGACAGTTTTAAATAAATAATTTAAAATGTAGGCATAATTAAAAGCCTTGATAAAACGTTGTATCTATCAATTCACTTGCTCGCCAAAGCTACTTAATTTTTAGATAAGTTTTACAAGTATTTTTACTAAATCTTTAACTTACAAAAACTATTTTAAATTATTTATTTAACTTTGTCAATACTTTTATATAAATAATTTAAATATTTTTTGTCAATCTATGAGAAAGGTTGATAAATCAATGTTCTTAACGTTTGAAAGAATTAAGGAGCTTGCTAAAAAACGAGGATTTTCTTTAAATCAAGTAGAAGAAAAGCTTGGATATAGCAAAAATACGTTATATTCTTTAAAAAGACAAAAGGTTAGTTCCGACCGTCTTCAAGAAATCGCAGACTATTTCGGAGTATCTACTGACTATCTACTAGGTCGAACAGATAACCCAGCTATCGCAGGAGAAAAAGCTCCAGAGCAAGAAATAGAACTAGACGATTTAGACAATCGCATTATGCTATTTGATGGTAAACCTCTATCGGATGACGATAAAAAAGCTATTAAGGGAATTATAGAAGGATACCTTAATAGCAAAAAATAAGTTTTAGGTGAGGGAGATTATGAAGAATGAAAAAGAATTGCTGGAGCAGTATCAAGTATCGCTCCAGACTTTTGAGCCAGACCAATGGTATGGCCGTGGTTTTTATGATGCAGAAACACGGACAATCTACCTAAACAGTTCCTTGTCATATAAAGAACGGCATCAAGTTCTGCTGCATGAACTAGGACACCTTGAGCATATCGGAGCTATCTATCGAAACGCTTCTATACGCTGTGAGAACGAAGCTAATCGATTTATGATTCGCTCTTTGGTAAAAGAAGAGTTGGAATCTTATGATGATCCAACCTCTTTCAATTGGTCTAACTTTGCGCTAAAATATAACTTGAAAACAACCACTGACGAAGTGATGATACAAGATGAGTATCTAAAATTTGCTAGTGACATTTAGGAGGATAATATGAAGAAGGTAACGTTATTAGTGACGACCTTATTGGTAGCAATATTTTTAGTTGCTTGTAGTGAGTCATCTACAACAACAAATGAAGCGCCCAAAACATCATCTACCAGTCAACTCGAAAAATCAGAAGGAACTGCTAAAATTCAGCCTGCGAAAAATTTCAGTAATACTCCAATCGGAGAGTATGAGCTAGCTGATAGTAATTTATATGGCGTATGGCCTGACGATACTAAGTTGGTTATTGATGATCCTGTAGAACAGGTCGTTGATCCAAGTACAGTATTCACCAAGTATTTAATTCATTTGAATGGAGATAAAGATAGTCCTGTTATTTTAAAAGTATTTGTTAATGATGGAGAGGATTTTGATGTAACTAAAGTATCTAAATTTTATGTAAGAACAAATGGAACTCACCCATATAAAGGAAAGGAAGTTCCTTTGTTCTTAGTAGATGGATTTGAGTATTAAAAAATCCCCACACTCCCTGCCTGCAAGCTTGAGTGTGAGGAACTTCAGTATAAGAAACAACCATTCAAAGGGTCGTTTTCTTGTACCCATTTTACCAGAAATGAGGAAAAAATACAATGTGGGTAGAGCAATTACCAAACGGAAAGTATAAATTTTTTGAAAGATACAAAGACCCGTATACTGAGAAATGGAAAAGAGTTTCTGTGACTTTAGAATCAGGCTCATCACGAGCAAAGAAAGAAGCTCAGAAGCAACTGGATGAAAAAATAGCTGAGAAGTTACAAAGCTTGACTACTACTGATATGCTTTTCGAGGCTATTCTAGACGATTGGTGGGAACTTCATAAAAAGTCTATCAAACCTTCTACCGAGAAAACAATGGTCTATGCGGTCGATGAAGTGAAAGAAAGTTTTGCACCAGGAATAAAAATAAAAAACATCACCGCTAAATACGCACAACAGTATTTTACAGATTCAGAAGACAATCATATCAAATTAAAAAAGCATAAATCTGTGCTAAGTATGGTATTCAAGTATGCTCAAGATTTAGAGTTGATTGATAGCAATCCTATCCAACGTGTCAGGCTACCAAAAAAAGTCATCACATACGAAACTATGGAACGTATCGAAGATAAGTTTCTTGAGCAAAGCGAATTGAAACGACTCTTAAAAGCTATGAAAGAATACAATCGAGGGTATCATGTTGCCCGTATGGCTGAATTTATGGCTTTAAATGGTTGCCGAGTCGGTGAAGCTGGTGCACTTAAATTTGAAAACTACGATAAAAAAAATCGCACCATCACTATTAATGGCACTTTAGATCCAACACGCAAGGGTTCAGAGGGCGTTAAAACAACTCCCAAAACCTTATCGTCTATCAGAGTGGTTGATTTGACCAACAAAGAGATTGAGATTATAGAAGAATTTATAGAGCTTCACAAGTTAAGAAAGAGTACTAATCCGAACTATAAAGACATGGGTTTTATTTTTGTTTCATCTAGCGGTATTCCTATCCATAAATCAAGCATTGGTAAGTTGATGAAGAATGCCAATGCCGCATTAAAGAAACCAATTAACAAACCATTACACCCTCACATTCTACGACACACCCTGATCAGTACACTTGCCGAAAACAATATACCTTTAAAGGCTATCACACAAAGAGTCGGCCATAAAGACAACGGAAAGACCACAATGGAAATCTATACTCACGTAACCAAGAACATCAAGTCAAAAGTCGTTGATGTCTTAGATAAACTTTACAAATAGTTTGCCCCTTTTTTGCCCCTTTTTAAATAAAAAGAAAAACCGCTAATTCTAAGAATAGCGGTTTAATCATGTT